GGTCGTTGTGATCAACGGCTGTTGGCTGTATCCGAATCGCGCTCCTCGGCCACCGAAGTTGCTGGTGCGTTCATCTTACTGTTCCACCGGCTATACCGTGGTGTCGCCAATGCATATATTGTGGCTAGACCAGGTTGGGTCGGTACCTCCCGGTTGTCACATCAGGCATTCTCCTCGGATTCCTGCGATGTCGATTTCCTGTTCTAATCCTGAGCATGGTGAATTAGTTCAACCACTTATGCGAAAACTCTGGGTACAGACCTTGGCGGCTAACTATGTCGCGTCGAGAAGGGGAGCACGATGACTGGTGGTGTGCGCAGTGGTATCCATCCTCACTTGGAGGCAGAGGCGAATGCCTTAATCTTCGGCTCTCTCAAGGGAGTGACAAGTCAGAGTGCGAAGTCGGATATTCTGACACCATGGAAAGATATGGATCGCCACAATAGGGAGGTATATTCTAGCTCGGGTGTGATCGACCCGAGCTATCTACGAGGAATCTATGGAAGGGTCTATAATCCCACCGCTCCGCATCTCAATTCATGTGAAGGGGTTTCTCGCCGACCTCGAATTCCTCGGAGGTTAGAGGATGACTGGCCAGGCGCGAAGGCTTTCACGTGAGTCGCCGGAAGCAATCTAAGACCGGCCAGCTTCGCACATCAATGGTCCAGGTGCGGATTGGCTCCAGAGTCTATGATGCGGTGTACCAATCCAATTGTCACACTTGCATTCATCCGGCGCGGATGCTGATCGAGGAGAAGATTCTCCAAGGATACAGTTTTCGATCCATCGCTGATCTGTATAGCGAGAAGACCATTGATGACGAGGGTGAGCAATCCTTGTGGTTGCCGAAGATCGGCCATATGTCGATCTACAATCACTTCCATAACGGCCACATGCCCTTGGAGGCAGAAGCACTCCGTAAACTGTCTGAGCGACGTGCCAAGCAGATTGGCAGTCGCTATGAAGAAGAGGCCGGGAAGTTCGTCGACCATATGGTGCTGGCTGAGGCAGTGGTTGCCAGAGCTTACGACCGTTTGGTATTGGGGGAGATTGAGCCAGAGGTAAAGGATGGTCTGGCAGCAGCCAAGTTCATCGCCGAGGTCGAGGCCAACACCAATGCAGGGCTTGATGCCGAAGCCTGGTCCGATGCTCTGACTGTTTATTTCGAGACTGCTCGTATGTTCATGGATGACCGTACATGGCGGGAGTTCACCACTGCTTTGGCAAGCAATCCCATTTTGCGGGCGCTTGAGCGTAGGTTAAGCCCCGATTCCGATGTCATTGATGCCGAGCCAGTGGCGATTGGAGGATCATCCACATCATGACTGAGGTCAGTGCTCTGATCAATCTTTACGACTCTGACATTCTTAGGATTGACCAGGGTCCACTTGCTTGGATGCTTTCCCGGCAGGGTATTCGCATGAATGTGGAGGAATTTCGCAGAACCGTGGTAGACAAGTTCGCGGAGATTGGCTTCATGGCTGTCGTCAAGACTTATGACACGACCGAGGATGGGACTTACGCTTTTGACGTCGAGATTCAGGGTCGCATTGAGCCTCATGATTTCGATTTCGACCGAATGGTCCATGAGGTGCAGAACAACTTGCTCGACGATCCCGATCAGGAGAAGGGCCCCATCTCTACTCGCGAGGCGGCAGCGGAGTTCCGTGCTGCTCATCCGGATGCACACCAGGGTCACGGACCCGGTTGCGTTCACTAGGACGCTGTGCTGCCCTCTCGGCGCCCAGGCCGGAATGTCTCCTCCAGGACGACATTCCTCCCCACTGACCACAAAATGTGGACAGGTCTCGATGTTCCCGACCCTATTACCTTTGTGGTCTCCCCAGTGTGGCTGGATCGTCCGCAGCTTTATCCTCGGCAGGCTACCCTCCTCAAGATAATCTTCCTTCGAGAAGATTTGCTGACTGAGTATGACCACCAGGTGATCGAAGAGTGGGAGGAAAGTTTCCGGAGATCCGGCAATAATGGCATCACTCATGATGTCCTGGGAAGGATGCGATACCTCAGAGAGCAGGGTTATAGCTACTTCCGCGAGATTCTGTTGGTGATGGGGCGCCGGGCAGGCAAGGGTTACATCTGTGCACTGGCGATGGCATATGTGCTCTGGCGCTACCTTGCCAAAGGGGATCCTCAGGGTTACTACGGCGTCGACCGAGACAAGCAACTGGCTTGCTTTATCTATGCAGGCAAGAAGGAGCAGGCTCGGGAGAATCTCTGGAAAGACCTTGCCAATGTTATCCTGAGTGGGCCATGCTTCACCCCCTACGTTTCACGGCCCATGGGTGAGAGCCTTTCCGTCTACGCGCCTTATGACGTCATCAGGATGCGGAAACGGGAACAACGGGGAGTTATAGTCGCCGCAGACCAGGCCACCTTCGTTCTCCAACCAAAAGAGGCCACTCTCATGTCCGGCCGTGGCCCCGCATCTTTCATGCAGGGCTATGACGAGATGGCTCACCAGGTAAGCGCTGGAGGAGCGGCGCGATCTGCCGAAGAAATCTATGGGGCGGCCACCCCGGCTCTGGACCAGTTCAAGAAGGATGCGTTCATTGTCGAGCCCAGCTCGCCCTGGCAGATGATCGGCCAGTTCTATATCAACTGGGAAAATAGCTTGGCGGTTGATTCTGTCACCGGCCTGCCGATCTATCCTGAGATGATGATGCTCCAGCTCGCAAGCTGGGAGATTTACTATGGCTGGGAAATGGCCCATGAACTGGACCTATTTCCCGCTGGCTTCCTGGGGGACCTTAAGGAGTATGAGGAAGAGCCCCTGCCTCGCATGATTCGGCTGAAGGGTGCTATTCAAGAGTATGACGCGGGGATGGAGAGACTTGAAAGAGCAAACCCGGAAACGTTCGCGGTGGAACGACTGGCTCACTGGCAGGCCACCATCGACGCCTACTTGGACCCCAAGAAGATCGAGGAGATGTTCGGGCCATGGCGGGGTGTATTGCTGGAGATGCACACTCAGGGCGTGTTGTCGATGTTCTACAAGGGTCATGCAGACCCTTCGCTCGCGAATGCGAACTTCGGCATCGCAATTGCTCACCCTGAGGTCGATGACGACGGCTTCACTCATTGCGTGTTCGACTACATCAGTCACTGGCAGCCCAGTGACTTTCCTGACAACATCATCGACTACGTTGAGATCGAAGGGCAGCTCTGGTCGTTGATCAAAAGTTTCAAGCCTGATGAGTTCACTTTTGACCAATGGAATTCTGCGAGCATCATCGCTCAGCTCAAGAAACTGGTCTATGAGGCTCGTTTCCCGAAGCGAGTTCAGATTTGGGAGCAGACCGCTACAGTAAAACACAATTTCTCTCGTGCGGAGAACTTCAAGGTTTCACTCAATCAGAACTGGATTCATGCTCCATTCTATGAGCTGGCTGCACTGGAGTTGCGATTTCTTCAGCTCAAGAACGGCAAGGTAGAGAAGCAGGACACTGGACCAGTGATAACGAAAGACGTGGCGGATTGTATCTTTGAATGTGTATGGGGCATTCTCGGTGATCAGGTCAATTCCTTTATCAGTGGCAAGCTCAGCAAGTTCCCGGTCTCTGGCTCGCTATCTGGTGGGTTGGACCCCTACGCCCGGGAGCGCGATCGCCCCGATGTCATGAACCAGCTCGGACAGTTCCACAGGCGAGACATCGTGACCAGGGGTGGTTACACCAACCCTGCGCGCTCGACCAGTCGGGGTGGTCGACGGCGTTGACCCGGCAGGCATGGGTATGCTCGGGGGGAGCCCTCTGGGCTTTCGCGCGATCGTCTGGCGGGACGTAGGCGTGCGATGGGTCGGTCGGGGGACTGAGGTCTGGTGATCTCCCTCAGTCCCCCGCCCACCTCCATCTGCTACATCTTGGACTGAATGTGTGGGCTTGTCTGAGGGAGGGAATGATAAGAACGTGGAGCGCAGCGATATCCTCATTGGACACAGCTATGCTTACCTCGAAGCAGGCAAGCCTTACCATCAGCCGCTGCGGGCTGTCGTGGATGGTGAGCCCGAAGGGGGTTACGTTCAAGTAGTTTTACATCACCCTGATACTGGACAAGAAAGTGTGCGAATCAAGACTCGTGCATTGGTGGGCGCCTGGGATGATGTGCCGGAAGCTCGGTTTGCTCAGCATCAAGCGTCGATTCAGGCTGCCGAAGACCGGAATGAGAAGTTCACGTGGGCTGATCTCGCTCAGCAGCGCTACGATCATGTTCGTCGTCAGCGTGCGTTAGCCGAACGGCTCAGCAGTTTGGGTATTTCTCGTGCCGGTCGTCACTATGCGGGTGCCGGAGGAAGCACATCGCGACCCCATGATGCTGATCTTCAACTCAATTACGACGAGATCGAGCGCTTGCTGCACTTCATTGAGCGTGGTCATGGAGCTGTACCAACCACTCCGATGATCTACGAAAACCCTGGTCGAACCGATCCGCCGGGGGTATCCTGAACTGGTTAGCAGCACCTGAGACCGCATCGGAGGTCATCATGTTCCAGCCAGGTCGGTACTTGTGGATCATCGGAATCCTGTTCTGGGTGGTCGATTTCCTCTTCGTCCTCGTGCCTGCTGGTATGAGCGGTGGCGAGCTGCAAATCAACTCTGCCGCTGGGTTGTTCCTGCTCGGTCTGCTCTGCATCCTGGTGAGCCTCAGCACCGTTTGCCGTCGAGTGAACCGCGAGACCAACGGTGCGTTGGGCGCGGCCTGGGGTGTCACCTGGCGTGTCGGTGGCACTACCTACCTTGGCTACAAGGCGGGGGTGGGCATCGCTCGGCACCTCCATCAGGAGATCACCAAGTAGGTCGGGTGCCTGTCCTCCTCCCTCAGGTCCCTGCGAAGGGATGAAACACCCTGAGATGAGAGGCATGCCATGGCAGAGCTAGACCTGACCATTGATGATCAGTTTGTCGAGAGAACTGACAATGGCCTGAGTTCCGAAGACGAGGGGTTCGAGCAACCGCCCCAAGATCCTGACGTCATTCCACGGAGCGTCGTTGACTCTTCTGGGAATGAGGTGACCAAGTGAGTTCCGTCGACCATATCTTGAATACCGCTCGTTCCCAGCTCGGAACGGTGGAGGGCCGAGGCTGCATTCAGAAGTATGGTGCCTTCTACGGCATGAATGGTGTTGCCTGGTGCGCTCAGTTCCAGTGGTGGGTTTTCAACGAAGCCCGTGCCGCGAATCTGATCCCCAAGACGGCCTACACCCCGACCTTCTACCTTTGGTTCCAGGGTCGCGGTCAGGCAGGCAGGGCACCTCGGCCGGGCGCGCTGGTGTTCTACAACTGGCCGGATCGAGTGAACCGCATTCAGCAC